TACAGCTTTCCTGCACCCGCCACAGCCGGAACGAAGTTATCTGTAAAATACTTGCCTTCATCGTTTACACCGTACTCTGTCGGCTCGTTCTGAACCTTTGTAGACGTATAAAAGTAGTTCCCCTTTAATGGTGCGGCATACATGTAGTTGCTATTGGTAGGATAAACGTCCTCTGATGATAGTTTCCCGGTAGGTTTACCGTCCAACTCCGGAAGGTTAAGCAACATTCTTTGGAATACCTTTTGGAGTAATACCGTATTTCCCCCAAACGACTGAGGGAATGTAGGCTCTTCAACTAATCTTGTAAAGGTCAGCTCAGAAGTATCTATATAGAAATAATTCCTGTCTCCCCAAACAAGCGCATTTGACCTAAAAAGCCTATCTCCGTTCCTGTTTTTAAGTATTAAAAACCCTTGACTCAAATCTACATACTCCCATGTTAATGTATAGTTACCGTCTAATTTTGAATAATTACCGTTCGTTCCGTAATACTTTCCGTTAAATGACTGATAAGGTACTGCCTTTATTTCTACTTCGTTATATGCAGCAAAGAAGGCAAAGAAGTTCTTATCTGTTAATTCCTTATTATCAGTTACAACGTTTGAAACCTCAGTTTCGTAGTGAGTACCTGCAAGGTAGTTTGATATTGTGGGAGACCCTGCAATATAAACTTGAACAATAGGACGCTTCGACACGCCTATTTGCGTCAAACCGGGTGCAAGCTTGATAAGATCATATTTATTCTCAATACCCTTCATTATATCGGTGTATTCATCCCGTGGGCTTATCTTCACCTTGCACGTCCGGTTGTCGCTGTCTATCTCGCAATCTGTCTTACTGAAATAGCCCTCAAATATTACTTGATACTGCGTTGATAGCTGCCCTTTATCCTTCTGCTCTATCTGCAAGTACAAAATATCCTCAATACTCGCATTTTTAACAAGAAGGTAGTCCGCCCCGATCAGCGTTAAACTTCCTTCTATCGACTCTCTGAAAAACTCCTGTTGATTCTCTTTGCCAAACTTCCGTTTTAGCTCTGAGTAGTGGGGATGTATTTCTACACCCCCCAATTTAAACCGCAAATCTTTAACGTTCATTATGATTTAATTATTCGTTTAATATTCCCCCTTACTTCAATTATCGTACCGTCCGCACCCGTGATATACTTAACACGACCTTGTTCTTTGATTGATTTCAGATCTTTTTCGACCTTAGACAGATCAACCGTTGAACCTTGCATTATATTCGTTACTTCATCACTACCGGAATAGGCGTTCAAGTATTTCTGTTCAAAAGTACCCTTATTTAGCGAATTAATCAAGTCCGGAACGAGTTTCTTATACTTCTGAGATGAACGTTTGTTCACTACTGCGAAATATTCACCACGTTCTACCCGTCTACGCTTACCATCCTTAGTCGTACCTAAATCTACATCGTTTCCGGATGCGTGCGAACCTCCGTAATCAATCATTTCTACCGTACCGTCCCCGTATTCCTCTGTGTCCTGCGAGGCTTTAGATAGCTGTGAGGCTTTTATCTTAGCAAAAGCAAATGATCCCCACATCAACGCAATAGCCGGGATCGCTGCCAAACCTAAATCTTTCCATAGGTTAGCGGTTGCGGTTACCAAAGAACTTGCCTGCATAAGTGTATCTATGCGTTCTTGCTGCTTCTGCGCCTTCTTCTTATCCCTCAGTGCTTTTTCCTGTTGCTTGCGTGCAAAATCAAGCTCTTTTTGTGCGGTTGCTACGTTGTTGGCGTATCCGTTCGCCCTCGCTTGTATCTCAGCGTCCAAAACCTTTTGTCGGGCTGATACTTCTTTCTCTGCCGCCTGTACCGCCACTTCTGCCGCCTCTACCCTTGCCTGCGCAACACTCTTTAGGTTCTCTATGGCGAACTCCGAAGCCTCTAATATGGAGTCTTTGAACTGCTCAGCACGCTCTGCGCCCGACTTACCATCTTTAGCGCTAAATGCGTCACCGAAAACAAGATCAAACAGATTGCCAAATACGCCTTGATTGCTGTCCCATCCGGAAGTATCACGCTTAATTGCATTGTCTATTCCCTTAATGGTATCCTCTACCGTCTTTACGTTGTATCCCGTGATTTGCTCTCCGTACTGCTTTGTTAACTCTAATATTTGCTCCCACTTTTCACGCTCTAATTTCAGCCGGAAACGCTCCTGCTCTTTCTCCGAACGCTGCACAATATCGAAGGCGGCAGTTTCCGCCTGCTGCTGTTGGCTGAGGTGTAACACAGAGCGTTCAATAATACGCTTATCTTGGTTCTCCGTGAAGTCCTTTGTTAATTGTGCTTTGGAAAGCTGATACGCACGCTCTAACAGCAATAACCGTTCGTTCTTCCGGCTCTCTGTATCGGTTGACTGCTTGATACGCAATTCGTCCTGTTTGCGCTCGTTTTCGAGTAGTTGCGTTTGGATGATAAGTTCCTCACCCGTCCCACGTCTAACAGCGTTCAAACGTTCGCTAAGCAAGTCATGCGTTTTCTGCAAATCATCAATAGCCCACCTTTCCCGCATCTTTTCCAAGTCTCTACGCAATTTTGCTTCGATATTGTACACGGTATCAGCGTACATCTGAGTTGCTCTCTGCTGTTCGGTAGTCTTTTTCTTTAGCTCGCTCAACTCCTTTCTTGCCGCCTCTCTTATCTCGTTTTCCTCCTTTACTCTCGCATCAATGATAAGGGCGATACGGCTTTCTTCATACTTCTTCGTCAAATCGTACTTTTCTTTCTGTTCTTTAGTATCTCCCTTTCCTCCGGTTAGCGAATCTACGTTAACAAGTTTAGTTAGATTCTCCATTGATTTAGATAGAACCGTCTGCCTTCTTGCAAGGTTTTCTGCTTCTTCTCCATACTCTTTAATATTATCCTTTAACTTGTTAACATTGCTTGCGGTGGCTGCGTAATACTGGCTAGCTGCTTGATTGGATGTTGCCGTTATGGTAGATGAAACCTTTGCGGTGTACTTTTCTGCTTTAGCTAACTCCCCCTGTGCTTGCACCTGTTTAGTTAACGCCCCTATTCGCTTTTGATCTAAATCAATAAACTCTTTTTGTAGTTCCGTTATCTTATCCAACGCTGCGCGCGCTTTCGCATTTTCTGTTATGGCTTTTGTAGCCTCTTTATATGCTTTGGACGCTTTACCTAATTTAATTTCTTCATCAGTAAGATTCTTGAAATACTCCGGATATTCCTTCTTTAACGCCTTCACCGCTTTGGTGCGTTCGGATGTCGATTTAGAATTGTTTGTAGCCGTTTTGTACAGAACATTGAGTTTTACGGTTTCCTTTGCAGTTTCAAGACGTGCGTTTTGCATAGCGTCCGCCATATGTTTAAGACTGCTTGTTAAATTCTCAACACGCTTCTTCCCTGTGAAAAGGCTACCTATCCAATTGGTTATATCCTTACCCCAAATAGAGAAGGCTGTCAATATCAACACCATCACGGTGTTAAAAGAGAACAGAGATTTAACCAGTTTCCCGGTTATACTTACCTGCGCCTCCCCTGCTTTCGCTGCTGCCTCGTTTGCCGCACGCAACTTCTGTATTTCGTCTATAACCATAGGAATGTTATTGGAAATAGCAAGGAAGAAGGTATTTGCGCTGATCGCCAAGGATGGGAGTTCACGAGCGACCTGTGATATAGAAAAGCCTAAACCATCGAACGCCTGTTTGTAGTTACCTACGCTTAACGTGTGCTTTCCCGTGCTCTTTTGATACTTATCCATCGCAGCGTAAATCTCAGCAGTCTCTTTAACAAGCTTCTTCCCTGCCTCCGTATTCTCCAAATAAGCTTGCGAAAGATTGTTCATCTTTATTTTGTTTAGCTCATATTGTGCTGACAATGCGTTATAGCTTCCGGCCATACTATTAGCTAACTTAGCTTGCAGTTTATTCAGATAGTTTTGATCGGCTGTCTGTTTCTTTAAGACTGCGATCTCCTGCGCTGTCTCTGTCAGTGCCAATTTTAACTGTACTTCCGCCCTTGCCAATGATCGCACTTGCTTTTCATATTCGTCTATCTTTTTACGCCCTTCCTCCGTTGCGCCTCCACCTTCTGAAATAGGTTTTTGCAACCCTTTTGCGCCTTCCTCTATGCGCTTTAACATAGCGTCATATATCTTTTGCAGTCCTTCCAACTGCGTAATAGCGTCCTTTATACTGCTGTCAGGCTGTATAAGATCGCTATACTTTATTCCCTTTACTTCGTTCGCCATTTGATTTAAATTTATTTGTTCTTACTTCTTTTTGCCTGTCTCTTAATCATCTCGAAAGCGGTGTAAAACTCAGACACCGACATTTCACGTGCGTTTATGTGCATGTTCTGCGTAATCACCAAGCACATTTCCTGAAACTCCTTATCCGTCTTTACCTCGACCGAATCAGTCCCGTAGAATATACGAGGCGGAAAGAAGGTTAGTAACTTATCCTCTATTTCCTTCACCGCCTCACTGTTATCTACGTTGTTCACAAGTTTATCTAACTTTGCTTTTATCAGCGATAGTTTAATATCGTAATACTCTTTAATCAGAGGATCGTCCGACATCCTTGGAAAGTATACAGATACTTCAGCCTCTATTTTTTTTTTGACCTTCTGAAACGGTTCAGAAAGTTCGTTAATAGTTGCATCGCTGAGACTGTCAAATATCGCCTTTAGATCAGAGTCGGACGCATTAACCGGATATTCCACGCCATCGACCGATTTAACGAAGGCGGCAAAAGCCATCATTCCCGGATGTACGCCATTCGACGCCATATTGAAACACTGCCTTAGATTCATTAGCTCGTTATACGTATGTTCCGGCTGTGTCCGGCAGTAGATTATAGCACGCTGTAAATGCGTATCGAGTTCCTCAATAGTGCTACCGACTCCCGACTCAATCAGCATAAGACGGTTGAACTTTTGGTAACGGACGATAGGCATTTCGTCAATGCCTTCGTATACCGTTACCGTGTGGCTCCCTACCTTAATCGTGTTCATTAGTCACCTCCTTTTCTACTGGTTCGTACAACATGACAAACATTTCTTCATCGACTGAGTAAGTAACTTTTTCGCCAAGAACGATACAATCGTTATCAAACACCCGAAAAGTGTTGCCGTTTATTCGTGCCATCATTACGCCATCCATTGCGGAAAGTAGTTCAAAACTTGGCAATAGCTGCGCTAATTCGTGAACATCACCGTTAAACTTAACCGCCTTCACGATCTCGAAAGGCGGGATAATTGATACATAATTTCTAATCTCCATAATCATTAAATTAAAATTCTACAAATAGGTGTTGCAAAGATCGGTGTAAGGATGAAAACGGGGTTTAGCGTTCCGATCGACACAATCACCGAACAAATAACACACGCCCAAAACGATAGGCAGAAATTGCAGTTGGTTAACTCGTTAATAAGTGATCTATCGCCATACCACCGGAACACCTTAGATAACCAAGCGTCACCGAACACTGACATCCGTTCAATTACACCCGTCTTTCGGGCAAAGTTAACACAAAATGCCGCTACAAACGAAACAAGTAGCACGCAAGAAAGAAAATAGTTGTAAATCTCCATAATTCAAATATTAGTTTGTACAAAAGTATGAATAAAAAGCAATTTTGCAAAGATATTGATTATTAAAACGTTAGTCTCATAGTCCCAGGAGATGGATAAAAACGAAATGTTTATAAATAAGAAAAGGGGTCAAAAGACCCCTAACCTACATGCTTTCTGTATAAAACGAACGCCTCCACAATCTCCGGCATAACTTTAAGTGATCCAACGATAAACCGCCTTTTAATCATAGACGAAATAATGATAATCTTGTCTTCTTCACACCGAATATATCCCATCTTATCAGCCCACGTTATAAAATCAAGCATTTCATGTTCAAACAACAAAGAGCCTAAAGGAAGGTATATTTTGCAGTCGATAGGCAGATCGTAGCTGCTATCCTTGCTTTTCTCACAAATATCTAAAAGTATCTTTAGTTTCTCCCTTTCATCGTGGTCTATCATATTGGCGATATATTCGTCCACCTTTTCGGAGTTACTCACATCTTTGCGGTAGTCATCCCAGTCCTTTGTATTATTCATATTTCATTTCTCCCACTGTTTAAATAGACATACAGCAATGAAGGGTGAACGGTTACATTTCCGCTTTTATCCAAGCTAATTAGATCGCTTTTTGAAACACATTTATACGTAGCGCAGGGACGGCCTCCGTTAGTAATTTCTTCATCTTCCATCTCCAAAAGGCCGCAGTTAGCACACCACTCTAAAAAGGAGTGCGGAAAGACTAAATAATCGTCTATCTCAATCAAGTCACAATGCCCCAACGTAGACATAATTTCTTTGCCCTCTGCGACACTTTCTTTCCAAACACGACTAATCGTATCATCAATTTGCTCTCTTAGCTCAGATAGCATTAAAACAACTTCTTTGTTCATAAGTCAACACATTTAAATTAATACTTTAACTTTTAAAACTCTGTAACATTTCGTTTGAATTTCTACTTTACTACCTTTAACACCTCAAAATCTCTAACTTTCTTTTGCTTCATTCTGAAACCTCCGCTAATGGTTTGTAATATACATCGTCTTGTTCTGTATCTCTGAAATAAGCTACGCATTTATTCGCTACACAACATTCCATACGTTCAAAATGATTTTGATGAAATGCGCAGTCGTAGCAAATTTCTTTTGTATATCCTTCATCTTCTACTTTTGCAAGTATGAATTTTCCCGGCTCTCTCTCTTTCGGTATTTTCAGTAGATCGCCTATAATATATTCCGTTTCTTTGTGGTGTTCCTCGAACGGTCTAAAATAAAAATTTCCTGCGGTGCAATCCATTTGTATACATGTGTCCCAAGGTGCATTTTGAAACCAACACGAATAACAACATTCAGCGCAATTTTTGTTAGCCGTTTTTTCTACGAGCAAATATACGCCCTCTCTCGTTTTGAGTATATCACCCTCTTTGTATTCGTCACTGATTTTAAAGTCAATCACTTCTTTCATAATAATTCTCCTTTCTTGTTACACGGCAGTAATACGATTGATTTTCCGTCACTTCTTTCTCTCTCTCCACATATTACATTGCAACCCTTTCCCATCAATACACACCCGTTGCATTTGTTTGACTCAATCACTTTAGCATATTTATATTTTCCGGATAGCCTAACAATATCCCCCACCTTATATTCTTTTCCTTCCTCTATTTTTGTATACAGCCTCTCCCTTTTTACTTCTTGATAGCTTACACTATCACCTGTTTCACGCTCTCTCTCACTACATTTAACGTATGAACAGATGTGCAAACTGTTTTCTCCGAAAAAGCAATGTTCACACATGTCGTTTCTTTTATCCTCAACACACCTTACTGTAACTTTATCCCCTTTTGGCGTTAATACCTCCATTTCCTCGCCTACCTTTAGGTCAATCGGAATCATTGATAAATCTAATTTCTTCATAACTTCACTTGTTTATACGTTTGACATTTTCCCGTATACTTGTCGACACATCGCATAAGTGGACATATCTTTCTAAACTCCTTTTGTCTGAATAAGCACTCCCGACATGATATTACATTGTTTCCTTCCATTGCTTGAACTCTGATAACTTCGCCTGTTATCGGGTGATCTATCGTGAAGGTATCATATAGTTCTACTCTTTTAAATTTCTCCATTTCTCACCCTCCTAAAAGTTAATTGACTTCCTCTGTTAAGGCAGTTTATTTGCATACACAAGTCTTTTAATTCTCCTTTAAAAAATGCGCAATTCTTACAACCGCTATTGTCTTTCAATAATACCGCCTTTACCTTCCGATCTATTCCCTTTCCCGGAACTTCTGCAAAAAACACTTCACCCTCTTTCGGTACGAATCTATCTCTATCAGACAAAGATATTCTATTCATTTTCAACCTCCTTAGTTCTCTTTCTTTCTATTAGTTTAAACATAACATTATCTTTACGGTTAAGTTTAGAGCAACTCACAAAATCACCGCAATCGCCTCCTACCTTTGTTTCATCATTGAAAGCACATGACTCACATCTCCCGTTTTCGTCCGGTATAGTTTCCGCTACCGTGGTATATATATCTCCTATTACGGTTATAATCTCACCAACCTTTGGTTTTAATATCCTATTTCTTATATCTACCTTCAACATATCTTTTAATATTTTGCCGGGATAATATCCCGGCTGTTATTGTTATACTGATTTCAAACTATTTTGCGAAATGCTTTCTTTTAAGTCTCTGTAACGGATAGACGATTTTTTAAGTTTCTGTCTTAGCTTCTTGATTCTTTCATTCAAAGACTCTATAATTTTACGAGTTTCTTGCAGGAGTGCAGTGTTTGCCATCTCCAAGTATTTTTTATCTCTCGAAAGGTCAAATACTTGTTTTTGTAATTCTCTCTCGGAATTAAGCAATGATTTTTTATCTCTTTCCAAATCCTTACATCTCTTTTGCAAATTTGAATATCCTACCGCAATATCCGCTTCTGACCAAATAGAATCAACCGTTCTTTTTGCCATTTTCGAATTAGCATATTTAAGCTGTTTGTTTTCGTCTTTTAGTTTTTCTACAGCCTGTTCTTGATTTTTCAGTTCGCCACGAAGCCAAACGACTTCTTTATATCTACCGTCTGAAAGTTCTTCCACTCTCTTTAATTCCTCGTTCTTGTCTGCAAGTTTGCAAATAAGGCTTTTTTCACTTTGCATCAAAGATTGGTTTTTATCAGAAAGTTTAGCTATTTGATTTCTTAAATCACGATCTAAAAGTTCTCTTTGCCGTGAAAGCTCGTTTATTTCCCCTATTAGTTCATCCCTCTTTATATCCTTACATAAGAACTTATTTTTCAAGTCGCTAAAGTTTGCACACCCTGTTGCTGCTAACAACTCTTTTCTTTTTGACATTTGCTCCTTATACATCTTTTCGTAAGAAACCCCAAGTTCAAACTTGCTTATTACTTCGTTCACGTTCGAACACCCTGTTCGTTTTAAAAGCTCCTGTATCGCAACCGTATTCCTTCGGGCTTTTTCTAACACGCTTGCTATGGTAGGCGCTTCCATCTTACCCTCTTCTACCTTCTTTAAAGAATCGGGTATACCGTTAAACACCGCATTACTTGCGTGAATGTCTCCGGCTTTAGGTGGCTGAAACACAGATGTACCATATACCGAACGAACACACACATCATCAAAAACTCTTTTCACTACTTCGTTGTTAGAGTCAATTAAAGCATGTATCAACATTTTAGATACATCTTCCGAAAGTTTTGAAATACCTTCTATTCTTTCCAGTTCCTTAACTCTCTTTTCTAAATTCTCAATTCTTTCCTTGTTAAACATACCTTTAAAATTTGTGTGGTTTCCCACGGTTATTATATCACTTTTAAATCTCTCAAAATATACGTGGCTCTTTTGTTGCCGTTTTCTGCTGCTTTAACCAAAACTTCATAATATGATAGTTTGTTTCCTCCGTAAATGCCTGCACTACGCAATAGGGATAATATTTTAGAATGGCTTATCTTTTGTCCTTTATAAATGTAAGTAGTCATATTTTTAATTTTTATGTGGGGGGGAATACCCCCACTTGTTAATAATTAAAGTTATTCGTTTATTCCAATTGCTTTTCTTATAAAGTCACATGCTTCATCATGTGAAAAGTTTAACTTTCTTTGGACAACTTCTATCATTGAATCAACCTATTCTTTTGTATTCATGTTTCCCTTAACAAATTCAATCATAATAAATTTTTCAATTGTTCTTTGAATAAATAAACTTGCTGCCATAATCTTTATTTTTTTAATTGTTAGTAATTTGTTTCCTTTTGACACTGCAAATATAAGGAGTTTATTTAATATTGCAAGCGAAACTTTAAGTTTTAACATGTATTTAACACAAAAAAGGGGGAAACTCCCCCTTTAATAACACCCTTCTTCGCAATGAATATCACACTCAAACCGCAAACACGCATAGGGATAAACGTAGTATTGATTATCCGTCTTTTGAATAGAAAACTCCTTGTATACGTTGTTGGCATCGTGAAATATCTTCCTCACCTGTATATCACCGGATGGCAGATAAAGTTCGTGCGTTAAGGCTCTCAGTATTTCGGACTTTACAAACTCCACGTTGTAGTATTCCGCACCCGGTATTTTACGGGTATCGAACCAAAAGATAATGCTAACCGTCCCCCTCAGATCGCCAAAACCAGATAAAGAGTCTCCCCCTTCGTAATCTTGTGAGTCGTGCATGTAGAAAAAGCAAACGTTACCCCGCTTATCGTCCGGCTCTAAGCGCAAATAATCATTTCCCTTAAAATACACTGATGGGGTAACAAATTTACCCCTCTCGTTTCTCTCTACCAATTTAACCACGTTCCCGAAAGCGAAATTAAGCCATTTAAGAGATTTTGTTAGGCTTACTTGTAAATCACCTATCGTTTTATCGAAAAGTGTCGCATTTGGTCTAATTATAGCCCTATCGTTCATTTAATATCTCCTTTACTCTGTTATATGCTTCGTCTTTCACATAATCGTTAATAAACTCAGCAAGTGAATCATTTGTTAACCCGAAAATTTCAGCACCGTATTTTTTGATAAGCCAATTAGTTTTTTCATCTGAGGCTTTTATGTAAAACCGATCTTCTGCCGTCTCAACATAAAAAGAGTCGTAAAACTCGCCTGTGTCTTTTAGCGTCACACGGTCGTACGGTTGCCTCTTTTCTATTTTGACTTGTATAGTTAAGGGTCGGTAGGGCTGGTATTCGTCTATACGAACGCCCAAACGGTTAACACCCTTGGCGTATAGCTGATCTTGTGCGTTCATGTCAATAAGTATATTATCATTGTCACGCACAATCTTTTTTGCTATCTCTCCGGTGTCGAGTTCCTCACCTACCTTTTTAAACTTATCTATTAGACCGCTTATCATGTTGCTTTAAATCTTATCCCGTTGTTCCGGCAAGAAAGACATATTCTATCCATCCCTTTTGTATCAATAGAAAGAGCCTCAAAAGCCTTCTTTAGTTCGTATCCGATACCCTGCGCACGTCCCTGTGAGTTTCCGTCAACTTCGTACAATAGCGTTTCACGGTCAATATTCAATTGATTGGCATTTTGCCGAACGTTCGGATTTAATGCAAGCTCTCGCAGCACATAAGAAGCCATTTGCAGAGAAACGGCATGCGTGAAGGCATACTTAGACTGAATGATAAAGTCGGTTATATCACATCCTACCGACAATTGAACGTTTAAACCGTAGCAGATTGCGGACGTATACATGTTCATTTCTATATTCCACATCTTTACACCATCCTCCGACTGCGTAGAGTCAACTCTATACGGTGACACTCTGATATACTTTGTTAGCTCTCTCCACGCCTGCACGCTTCCGATATTACAAGTACCGCACGGGTCACGTGAAAAGTCCTTAGAGACGTTTATAGCATACATCCCCAACGGCAATTCTTTTTGATCGTAACACAAGTACCACAAGCCACCGGGTGAAGTTTCCTCAGACATATAAGGGAGTAACACATCGTTACCGACATCAAACCATTGATAAGAACCATTTTTAGTATAATTCAAATCAAACGTCTTAATCGGGTCTACCTGTGAGGTGTGCATAAGGTAAAGTTTTACCTTTCCCGGCTTGTTAAACTGCAAACCTATCTTTTCGATCTTGGTTGTTACCCCCATAGAACGGACTGGCAATATTTCATATCCTACAATACTATCGGTAGGGTCAATCTCGTTATTTATCTTCCCCGAACCATCGAAGAAGTTTGTACGCTCTAAAAGCGTCTTTGTTTCCCCTGCAATCAACTTTTCATTAATGAAGCGAGTAACGGTATTGGTGATCGCTCTTTCGTTCAATTCACGCAAATAATCGCTTAGTGGGTTGTACCGTTTCCAGTTATCACCATCGGAAGGCTCTACACCAACATTCTCTGTTATTGCCTCCCATACGTCCGGACGAAGCGTTAACACGTCCTTGCCGTAAACTACCTTGTCACCCGGCTTATAAGTGTCGGTATCCCGATACTCCGGATAACGTAAATAGTAATCAAGTGGCATAATAGAGTCAATGTTTCTTAGCGTCACAAGCGGGTGAACGTCTTGAAACATAACACCACTATCGGACACCGTTAAACTTTCGTCTATCTTAGCGTCTCTATCGTACGACTGCCGCCATCCTACGAGCGTGGCAAGTTCTTTTTGTATATCCTTTAATCTGTACATGGTTATAAATAAAAAAAGGGAAGGGATTTTGTCCCCCTCCCTTTGTTAATACTTAGTTTACTTTCTCGTTACTATCCGCCAACAGCTTTTGTTGGTACAGGTGCGCTATCAGAGTTCTTCACCTCAACATTAAGATTTGCAGCCTGCGCATTGACTTTAACATCAACTACGCCACCAGTAGCCGAAACCGCTGCACCTTTGACTTTATCCAAATCTACTTTCAAAGCAGATTCAGCAACCGGACTACCTCCGATTTTAGCAAGGTTAACCGATAATTCGCCAGCCGGAGAACCTCCGCCTATCTGATCTGCATTGGTAATAAATACCGGAGTACCGCCAAACTGCGAATTTTCTTTGTTTACTTCGATCTTCATAATCGGGTTAGCGATCGTTGAAGGATCAGAGTTAAACGCTACCACAAAAGCAATATCTACTGAGAAACCGTAGAAGTGTTTAACGTCGCAAGTCATATCGGCAGTAGCTGCGCCTGCGATTGCTGACTGATCGCCCACTTCTTCGTAGTAGTGTGTTCCAACCTCTTTACCGAAATAAGGAAGAACAACCTTTCCAAATTCATGCGTGCCCGACTTAGTGTTGTTGTAGGCTGCACGGTCTACACGGGTCAACAAACCAACGTTACCCGATTCAACAGCATACATCTGAGCGAAGTTTTCCGGCTCTAAAGTCATGTTGTTGGTGAAATGGAACACTTTGTTTGCATACTCCAACTGTTTGTTAACGTCATTGTACAAACCGTGCTGTTCCAGTTTACGCAACATTGAGTCTACACCAGTGTCGCCAATGATATGAAGTTGACCGGAATAGTCGTTTGCACGGAACATCGGGTGCAAGTCGCTGAGGATGTCGTTGCGCTGAGTGAATTTCACTTGCACATCGTTACCCGTTTTTGTGTAATACAGCAAGTTTCCGAATACCTGTGTTTTGTTTGCCTCCAAAGCCGCAATAGCGTCCTTATCAACGGTATCCATGAACTTACGGATGTGCTTTTGTAGCTTTCTGTTCCAGTCCTGTTGGTAATCGATTTCGTTGTTTGAATACATGTTCGGTGTCATAGTGAAACCGAAAGCATAGGTTTTCCACGTTACACCGATCAAACGTGAAGTGTTTTCCGCATCTGCGATAACGCATGTGCGAGCGTTTGACACTGTTACGTTTTTATCGTAATCAATTACGGGAATCTTAATATCGCTTCCCATTGAGGCGAACGCTCTACGCTTAGTTTCATCGGAAAGCATTGAGTCCATCGCATTTGTTTGAGACAAAAAGAAGTCATACGCACCCCATTCGGTCATGCGAGCCATATTTTTGTCAATGTTAGGGTTCTTTAATCTAAACTCCTGTGTTCTTGTAGCAATTAACGACATAAATCTATTGTTTTAAAGTTTATATTGTGAGGGGTTTAACCCCCTCTTTAGTTATTCTGTTGGCAAATCTGCGATCTTGTTTTCAACCCAAATTTTATCAAGCTCCGTTTGATACTCTTCCGACTCGCTTGTATAACCTTTCTTAGCTAAATACTCCTGCGCAACCTTGTTTGCCTCTACTTTGGTTTTGCAACCGCTTAAATCAAGCAGGCTACCGTTACCCTGTCCACCTCCGGAACTTCCTGCACCGCCAGCCTGTCTACCTTTGTCAAGAACACCGAACTGTTCAAACTGTTGAGACAGAAGTTCTGATGCGGTAAACGGTTTCAGACTATTTGCAGGGTTGTTGTAAGGAACACCGTCTTTCATAAAGATAAGACTTTCAGAACCTTCGTCACCTTGCAAAGTGGGTGAGAATTGAGTTTTAAGCAAGTTAACCGCCTGTTGCTTCACAACGTTTAGAACTGGCTCTGAAATGTCTTTCTTAAACTTCATCCCCTGCATAGCGCTTGAAATGTAAGAAGTGATCTTGTAATCGTTCAACTTACCGTTAAACTCCTTTTCTTTCTCTGAAAGTTGGTTGTTCAACTCAGCAAATTTTTGCTTGGTGTCGTTTAGTTCGGCTGTAAGCTGATTGATTTTATCAGTATCCCGGTCACTTCCCTTTTTAGCTCTCTCCGCTTTTAGCTCTTCTTTCAGATCGTTAATCTGCTTTTCAAAAGCCGATGTATCCGACTTAGAAATCTTTGTTTTGCCAAACTCAATTGCGGTTTTCAAATCAAGATCGGTTACACCTTCAATGCCAAAAGCGTCTTTCATTTGAGCAGCAATACTGTTTTCGGTTTCTCTGACCTTTGCCGCAACCGTCTGTGCTTCATCGTTTTTTGAAAGTTCTGAAATAGCGTTAAGAACTTCATCCGATAGCTCCGATAACACTTTATTCTGTCTAAGCAAATCTACTGTTAACATTACTTTTCTCCTTTCTCTTTTTGTTTCTTCAACTCCGCACGAAGTTTTGCAGCTTCTTCACGTCTAATTTGCTCTCTCAGTTCTTCGTCTGCCTTCATTTTTGCCTCGGCTCTCGCTGCCAGTGCTGCGGCTCGTCTTGCCTCTGAAATTGTAGATTCATATTTAACCGGGTCGAAAACAACTCTCAATGTATAACCCAATCTTGGCAGTCTCGGCAAAATATCAAGTTCAAAAGTCTTTCGCTTGTATTTTTGCAACACCGGGACGCTGATTCTTTGCCCTGTTTTCGGATTAAATTCTTTCACTTCTTGAATAACGTGATACAATTTAACTTCATCCTGCGGGCAAACGTAATTACTTTCATTCAGTTGATCTAACTGATCCGTTCTGTAAACCATTTGCGTACTTTTTTAAAGTGTTAATAATTATTTCAATTTTCTTTTTATAATCAAGTGCAGAACCGAACTCAATGATATTCATGTTCTCCCTTTCAAATCTACGCACAAATGTAGGAAGGTTTAATTTAACTCGCAAATCTTCCTCACTTATAACGTTTTCTTTATACAGATTTACCGCTTCTTCTCTCGTTAAGTGTGAATAAGGCTCTATCTCGTTAAGGATTAATAACCTTTGCATCTGTGTAGGGTCGTTCCGATACTCCGTTTCGATGATCTGTTGCCTCAGTGCATCAAGTTCCGCCTCGGACGCTCCTGTTTCCTTCATGATCTTATAACGCTCTGAAAGCTCTTCCGGTGTATAGATATAGAACTCAGTACCGTAGTTAATATTGCAAGAAACAAAGCTATCACCATAACGGAGTAAACAGATAGTAGAGTCTACGAATGTTTGCGCTTCCTCGAAGCCTCGTTTGATTCTGTTTAGTTTAGTAGTCAAGGACTCAAAACCCGCTTTAACTTGCTTTTCGTTAATAGCCTCAGACCTATTTAACTCCCCTTCTCCGCCTGTTACCGATCTTACGAGTTCCTCTCTCAGCCTCTTTTCCTCGTTTACGTTATATTCGAGTGACCCAGTGTCAGCGGATAGCATAGTTATCGGGTTTTTCAAGTCGGGAACGTTGTGCATTTCATCCGGTATAGGTATCTCAACATAAGAGCCTGCACCCCGCAACCGCTTGCTTGAGCAAATCGGGCACGCCATCGGTTTTCCGTCCGCACCTGTTATCCACTCGTTTTTTTCGTTCTTTAAAAAACCATCATCGCACCGTTCTTTGCCATCGTGTGACTCATAGTGACAATCACGTTCATAACCGGAATAAATCGGATAAGACGCGTATAAATCTAAATGCTTCTTTGCAGTGGAATAATAAAGATACCAGTCGAAAGAGTCGAGTTCGCTCGTTATAGGGCTTATTTTAATGTCGGGTTCACTCAATGATATAGAGTCAGACCAAAAGAAACGAGCCGGACAATAGCCCAAATCGTGCATATTGTCTACCTCTAAAATCAAGTCGTTTTCCCTCGTTTTATCAAATCTTACATAACGTTCTTCATCAATATAGACGATCTTATTTTCGTCCGTTACGTACATGATATAAGCCATCAAATTACAGTCTTTCCCACATGTGCGATAAGAAAGTACGTTTGCAATAGGCAACCAAAAAAAATAAGGCTCTGGTTTTTCTCCTACCTGTACCTCCGGCATATCAACGACCAAAACAGAGTTAATTCTATGCTTGAAATTATCCCAACCGTCCGTACTCCAAACCGAAGGTTCTTTTAAAACATCCTTTCGGTAATACTCCCAGTCATCCCGATCCTCAGATGATTTAAACTGATAGTTATAAACCGGATTCCTACCATCGAAAACACGGCTCAGTTTGTCGAATATCTCAGAAGTAACACCATTTGTTTTAACCGGGAAATGGAACATAGATAGGAAAATATCATATTTATCTTTCGCTATCCACGTCTTAACCTTAGAAAGAAAGTCAATTACTGGCTTATTACGATCATCACTCGTTCTCACCCGTGTGTGAAACGCTATTCTTTCTTCGTGTTCCTTTGCTTTCGCTATTTGACTGATCCCCTCCGGATGTCTGTATATCTCCCTTATTTCGTCTAATGATTTTCCCATTTTCATTTAATTTAAATTCTGAGTCCTCCGGTATATGCCACCCTCCATTATTAACCATTCCCAAAAGTCTCTCAGCGTGTTCAATATCGAATAAACGAGTTTCCCCCAGTTCTTCACAACTGAGGGAAATATACGTTTTTTTAGCTATCATCCGCCTACACCCGTAGAAGGCACTAACTGAGTCAGAGGGTTAAACTCAGGTTTCACGATAGTGAAGTTGTCCGACCAATTAGGCATGAAGTTCCACGTAATAGCATTGCTATCCGGCGCTTCTAAACCTCCGATAGTCTTATCACCGATAAATAGCGACCAAACCGGGAAACCGTGCAAATTCTCACCCGTCTTATCACAAGCGATTTGACCGTTTCCATTGATAAGGAACACACCGATCTGCCCCGCTTCACACATCAACGCTTTCATCGCCTTAACAATGGTTTGCGGCAACTTCTTGAATGAAGCTGTAAACGGAGTTGACTCAGACCCCAAAATTTCTACAATACCTCCTGGAGTTGCGTTTCCACCTCCATAAGTAAGGGCAGCTCCAGCCTCTACTGTCGGCTCGTAAATATAAGGCGTAACTACTACTTTAGTACCGTCTTTTGCTGACAGTAAAGGAGTCCATGTAGCCAACTTTACGATATTTTCGGCAGTCATAGTATTTGCAGTTCCTGCCGTTTTTTCGAGTCTCTGAAAAGCAAGTTTTTGAACTTGCCCGAAATTGTCGGGACAGCTAAATGCGGGAATATCCGGAAGTGCTGCACCTAAATGACAATCACAATACAACATAATTATAAAAATTTAGTTAAACAATTGATTTTACTTTGCAAATATACCGTATAAACTTGAAAGTCTGATACATTTTCCTACTTTATCAGTTTATAACCCTTATTCCTCTTCTTTTTTGATATATAGTTGGAATAACTTCTTTCTCGACTATACCAGTTAAAACATCTGCCGCATCATCGTGCTTGTTCGCTGAAAATTCACGAAGGTAATTTGTTATATGTTCGTGGAATTTCGGGAAACGTGATTCCCACCCATACGGCATAACAATAGACTGAGTAACGTTTGCAGCGTTCGATAATATACGAGCTTCTTTATTTAACTTCTGACAGAACCAATTTATTTCAGTCTTGGTTTTAGGGCTTATATTAACAGCGAAAGAGCGTCCTCCGTTGTTGCTTTCTATATTTGCATAATCTGTATCATTTCTATTTAGCATGTCGGGAACACTTACTTGCGTAACCTCTATTGGCTCAGTCGTATAAATAATATCAGTGACAAGGCAGAAAATAAGATGCTTATACCTTCTTTCCTTTTCATTCCAAACAGCTTCTTTTGACTGATACTTATCATAGCAAATAGAACAAAGGTAGTCGCTACCTGTATCAGCACAGTCTGTATAGTTGCCCCTTCCGATCAACACACCAAAATCATTTTTATCGGTGTACGTTTTAAAGTTGCCGTACAGAGTACCCTCAGCGCTACCCGGGTTTCCTTGATTCAAACACTCAAATTCATTTCTATCAAGTTCCCTTTGTGCGTTCAACTTTTTAGCACTATGTTTTTCTTCCCAAAGTGCTTCACCCGGCAAACGTGGGTCAATCTCTGTTGGTTCTCCCACCTTTAAAGCAGGAAAGTTTATTTTAATCCAAGCGCCTTCCGGTATATTATCCAAATCTTCCCACTTTTCAACATTGACAACATTCTCTTTATCTTCGATCCTACCTATTAAATCGTCCTTGTGCCATCTCGTAAACACAATAAGTTGTTGACTGTTATTGTGTAGACGGGTGGTTACAACGGTGGTGTACCATTTCCAAGCAGCTTCCCGGATAATCGGAGAATTTGCCTCCATATGGTCCTTGTATAAGTCGTCCAAAATGGCTATATCAACAGATTTACCAGTCAAACTACCATTACGACCAACGGATATAATATACCCACCCTTTCCGATTGTTTCAGTCATTTTTGAGTTTCTCGCAAACGCTTGATACCTCGTTTTTTTTTCCTCTCCCATTATTCGGGTGTCGGGGAATAGGCTTTTATACTCCGGTGTATCCATGATTCTTTGTACATCCTTATTAAACCCCTCTGCGAGTGATGCGGCATAAGAACCGATCAATATCTTTAAAGACGGGTTAAGCCCCAAAAGGAAAGAAGGTAGCTTTCTACTGCTACCCTCTGATTTTCCAGTTTGAGGCGGAACGGTAACAATCAATTTTTTGATCTTACCATGTGCAAACCTATCGAGAATCTCGTAGTATGTTTTGTGAAACTGACTCAGAACTATTTTATCATCTATGAATTTCGCATAGTTCTTAAACTTCTTCCTCGCAACATGCTTCACAATCTCAATGGGTGGTATTTCATTTACTTTTTTCACTTTTTACCCTCCGTATTTTGCAAAGAATCTGCCAATTGCTCTAAAACGTCCTCCGGAACATCCGAAAAATCGTATTTAGGCTTTTCTTTTTCTTTGTCTCCTACCAAGTTTATACATAGCGGAGAATCATATCCCAATAACCTTGCTTTTCTTTGCTGCACGTTGAGAACTACATTCAAGAAAGAAGGATCACCAGTTGTCGTTTCCTTTTGCACCTCCTTAGCCTTCCCTAAAATATACTTTGTCTTACATTTGGGACGCTTAGACTTTTCCCACTCTTCCCACGCTTCACGAGCCACATTATCCAAAGATTGGAGTTCCTGCGTAATATACTGATCTATATTATCGAACTGTTCTCTTTTCCACTGAGTCAGGCAAAACTGAATATCATTATACACTGTTTGATAAGTCACGGTATACGGCACTTCGTCCGCCTTATTTCGCTCGTTAATCGCTTCCGCTATTCTTCTATAAGAATAACCTTTCAAAAACAAATCAGAGGCAAAGGAACGATCTCTTTCTGTCTGTTCGTCCGTCCGGCTGTGCCTTCCCTGCCCTCTTTTCATTGAACCTATTTTTTTATCCATTTTAAGACGTATTTTTAAGTTATAATTTCTATTCGGTATATTGTGCTACAAATTATATAATCTTTCAATATGCGCAAAAATAACACTATTATAGATAATATAAAAATAAAGTCACGCTGCTATATTCGCAACGTGACTTATCATTATTTATTTTTATTAGTATTTTGGTTGAAAGATAGACTCAAATTTTTGTTTTGAGTACGATTCATATTCCCCATCCTCTTTCAGTACAATGTAGTTCCCGGGCATAACAGCTATGGTTTGTCTGTTTTCCGACTCAAAATAAGCAAAAATTTTATCGCTAGTACAATATAACAACCCCATATCTAAAAGCCTGTGTTTTTGTATATCTGTCAAGATTAAATCTTCTACATATTCGGCTTTAACTTCTCTTAGCTTTGTAACATACAAAGTTGCTTTATCTACCGATATTTTAGGAGAAGCAATTGATGTGGTTTTTAACGCATTTCTGACAAAAGTAGTATCAAGTTCAATCGTATTTTGTTTCTCGATAAGCTCATCTAGTTTTCTATATTCTTCTTCACTCAACAGAATATCACCTACTAAGAATTTACCATATCTGTATTTTAGAATCAATTTGATATACTGAATAGCCTTTAGCAAATCTTCTTCTTTGTTCTTCTTATCGTGCCTAAACACATATTTCATTGCGTTCCCTTCCAAGAAACCAACTTTATTCCTTTCTAAAAATTCAGAAAGTTGCATGCCGGACGCCTTGTAATGGCATCCCCCAACTTGGTAACCTTCCGGATCACCATAATAAACGCTTCTTCTTGCTAAATCAATAATTTTTTCTTCCATATCAATTGAATTAATATTGTTTCCCATGTTTTTGACCTCTCAACTCGTTATATCTTATCTTTGCCTCTATTGCTTTAGATAGGTCTATGTTATAAAGCTTTGCGGCTGCAATGGTTATTGCCATCATGTTAGTATACTCGGTAATGAACGGTTTGCCAAATAAAGATTTCGGTACAAATAGAATGGCATAATAAACAATTGATGAAATAGATTTTTCAAAATACAATAACCTATTGAAATGATCGCTAACCATACTTTGAAAAACGAAAATTTCGGTAGGACACGCAATTTTATCAATAGAATTTCCTATTGCGTCCATACACCGGATAAACACGTCTGCGAGTTCATCGCTAACGGTGTCTTTAACGCATTGTTTAAATACATTTTCAAAACCTTCCTCACACCCTAAAACAATATCGTAAATCTCGTTTTCTACAAACTTTCCTTTTCGTTCCGCCTCCATAGCTTCGCAGAACTCAGACACTATCAACGCCCATTTTTTACACTCAGAAACACCTGAGTCGTAAAAACCTTTTGCCTTCATTCTTTCATGTTGTTCTGTACACTCTTTAGTTAAAGAGATACTTTTTTGATTAAAATCAATCATAATATTTAATTTATAATTAGTTATTAAAATGGTAAATCTCTAAATTTCTCACACGCTTTACAGTGATATTTCTTGTATTCTCCGGTTTCAAGACACTTATATTTTCCCTTATTACATTTACTTTCAAGATAGCAGCAAGCACCGCAATAATAATGCCCTCCAAGATTTAACGTACTTTCCAATTTTGATATGTGTTCCATTATACCGGAAACTTCTTTCTTTAGAACTCTTATCTCTTTCTCCTTAGCGGATATTTCTGAAAGTTTATCTTCCAACATTTCACGGTTGAACCCCAATCTATCTAACAGTAAGTTACCAAATTCCATACTTAACCCTCCTTTTTATTTCTTCGTTGTATATATCAAGTTTCTTTCTCTCAAATTTTATTCGATCGCCAATTTTCCGCAACTTCTTTCTTACTAATCTGAAATCGTCCTCCATTGCCTTTATATTATCAGTCGATTTTCTGATAGTTTCCGAAATAACTTCGTTACTCACCGATCTTGCTTTCTCTACTTCTTCATTCATGGTTTATGTCTTTTAGCCCTACTATCCATTCATTAAGAGGATAGGGAATATTATATTTCTTCATCATCTCTTTAGCACTATTCCAGTTTGCTAAAGATGGATCAAAACCCTTCAACTTATCAACTATCCTATCATGCGCAGTTTTAGGAGTTTCTCCCTTTTCAACATCCAAAGACATTACACGAAAACCTGTACTTGATTCAGTAACCGATATTTTATTGTCATTCTCCCAATAAGTAAAATACTGATACGCACCGCACTGATACATAAAACCTGTTCTTATCCCAACAGTTCCGGCAAATGTATCGTTTCCTCTATTTTTGCACATCGCTATTTTGTATTGACCGGACAATCTTCTTTTTTCCATAACTATAAGTTTAAAGCGGTATTTCTACCGCTATTATTATTTAAATTCTACTACGAAATTGATACAATATTTGTTTGCTTCTATCTTATAAGGAACTTTGTGATTATCGCACGCCTTCATAAGTGCATTTGTTAAAACCGTATTCTCCTTTCTATATCCGCAAGAAAACCTATTGTCTGAACAGTGAGCACATCCGAAATCACCACCGCCAAGCAAGTTATACATTCCATACATTCTCTCACAAAATTGTTTTGATGTCATTGTTGCCATAATATTTATTTTTAAATGTTAGTAATTTGTTTCCTTTTGACACTGCAAATATAAGGATAATATTTAATATTGCAATCTAAAGTTTAAGTTTTAACATGTATTTAACACAAAAAAAGGGGATGCAATATACATCCCCAATTTAGAATTACCTTAAAACGGCAAATCATCATTTTGTGTAAACATCTGCTGAGGCGGTTGCTGTTGACAGCTATAACATCCGGTTGGCGGCTGTTGGTTTCCGTTGCCTCCGGCTGCCGGCTGGTTTCCCTCACCTGCTTTTCTTCCCATCTGCATAGACCTAACAACGATCTCAGAAATAGTTCTTTCAACGTTATTGGAGTCGGTATATTTACGATAGTGTAAACTACCCTCTACGTATAACTCCATTCCTTTGGTAACATACTGCCCGCAAATCTCAGCCAATTTACCTTTGAATGTTACATTATGAAAGTCTGTTTTTTCCGGAACTTCGATACCGTTACTCGTTTTATATGCCCTTTCGTTCGTTGCGATAGAAAGATTACATACTTTCCCTCCGTTATCGAAGGTTTTTACTTGCGGATCAGCGCAAACACGCCCGATCAATTCGATTTTGTTTAAGTTCATTACGATAATAAATTTGCTAATGTTGATAATATGTAAATTCCAATAAAGACGATAACCATAAGTCCTGCTATTGAATCAATCTTGCTACCTTCGCTTAGTGCTTTATTGACATCTTCAATTGAACCTTTAACCCTATACGGCATATCTACACCTACTGTGTTAATATACACCGAATCATCTGTATATCTAACTATTGATTCCACAGATTTAGGGTTAATCATAATTTCATTTCCAGATACAAGTTCAAATTTTACTAATTTCATTTCTTTTGCAGTTTTAAACTGTCCCTTTTGAGGACTTTTATTTTTTCTAAATTACTTTGATATATCCGCATTCCCTTCCGGGTGTTAGCGTGCTCCCAACGATTATGGCAATTGAAACAAAGTATGTTTATGTTACGAGGATCATGCGCAATCATTGGGTTCGATCCTCTCGTAACAATATGCGAAATATAAACGGCTGAGTACCCTGTTAGCGGCTTTAAGCACTCTTCACAATAGTGAGGCTTAATATCCCACATATACCGGAAGAAACGTTCATTTTCCCTCTGTCCGTGACCCTCCCCGAACATCCGTTTTAAATATTCATACCTTGTTTTAGGTTCAATATCGAAATTATTATTAAATAGCAAGGGGTTATACCCACTGCTTAAACAATAATCTATTTCCTCAAACGTATCAATCGTGTACATCTTCTTCGATCAACTCCGGCTGCTCCGCTTCTTCATCATCAAAAAACATATCGTCACCTTCTAAATCATCATCTGGCGTTAAACTATCGTCCGGTTCTGCCGTTGCTGTCTCACCGAATAGCTCCAATTGTGCACGCTTATTCTCAAAAAGATACTTGAAAATTTCATCTTTCAGTGCTTCAAAATCTTCTTGTAGAGCTATTTCAAATTTCAACCCCTCACCGTCCAACATAATTTTGCTCGTTTGCATTTTCAACCGGGACAAATCTACTCCCGTGAAAATATATTTGAAAACTATTGTGTTCTTTTCGGGATCATAGACTATCTCACTAATCGCTATACGGGTTGCAAGCGTTTCAAAATATTCATCGAATTGTCTACTTAACTCATTGTCTTGTTTTGCCAAATCAGACAAATAGGTGATGTTCCTAAAATTCATTATTCCCATCAATTCAACTATGTATGAACGAAGCTCATTTGCCGCAATTCCTAAATCTCTATGCGGATATTCGGGGCATTTTACCTTGTGAAACGTCTTTGTTTCTTCACCATCAACCAAACGGCAATCATTGTAATCAACCTCTAAACCGTTATTCAAGAACTTAACTCTCTTTAATTCAAAATTGTCTTTTAACATGATACTTTATTTTTTAATGTAAAACTCACAGACCCGCCAAATGTTCGGGCAACTGCATAACTTTTTATCTCTCTTTTTGCAATAGCAAATCAAATTATGGTGATATGAACTGAACCTACACTCCGTGCAATGAACAAGAACAGAACTTTTAATCTTCTTTGCCACCAATATACTTTTGCAGTCGTTCGTCTATAAGCCGGACAAACTCTACGGCTGTCATATCTTTCACATCTAATTCGCCTTGAAAACGTTCATGCGCTTTCATAATTAAAACCTTCGTGCGACCTATCAATTCGGGTAAACCGTGATTTTTGTAGGCATAAAGCTGATGTATAATGCAATTTCTTCGAAGTGATACATAACGGGTAATATCCCTATCTATAATTCTCTCCGGTGATATACTTAACGCTTCGCACATCAAATTGAACTTTTCCTCTAAAGTCATTTCTTCATTTTCTTTCATCTTACAAATCTATTTGGTTCTTCAATATAAATACTAAATTCTTCTGCCGCAAACTGCTTTAAAAATTCTATGTATTCGACAAATTCGCTATTGCTTAAATCGGTAACTTTAACTGAGTCCTTTCTATACTCACCAGTTTCAACATCTACAACTTCACCCATCGTAATAGGGCAAATACTACGCATATAAGCCTCCGTTTCTTCTTCGCTCCACCTGTACCCATTTTCGCACATCCCTTTCTGAAATTGGGGAACAACGTATTTAAAGTAGTATCCACGCAAGGATGAAGAATCAGACGGTTCTAATACCGTAAACTCCGCAATAATATTTTTCCCTGCGTTGTTCTTCATAAACTCGTTAAGCTCGCCCATGTAGATGGATAACTTACCGTCCTTAGTTACCCTCCCTGGTATCGTTATTTTCTTTTGCTTCATCTTCGATCACTTTTGTAAACCAACTAACAAATACCTTTCCGCATACACCCGAAATAAAGTACCTCAGACTTGCGGGCAACTCACTTTTTCTGTCAAGTATCAACTTAAATTCTGATATAAGTTGGTCTGCATCCATTTTCCCAACTCTGTCTATCGCTATTCTTTTAGGTATGCCTCCGTGATGCAATATTTGGAACGATGCTTTTTCCCGTTGCTCTTTTAAGCCCTCCCAATAAATAGAAAGCTCTTTTCTATACTCCGGTCTATCCAAAACCACATCTACCGACTGTTCACTTAATTTTTTGCTAATTTCCTACATAATTAATTGATTTTATGTTACTACTGTTTTTATTTCTACGCTGCAAATTAAATCAAAACTTTAAATTCACGCAAATAAAAACGGGTAAATCTTTCAGAAATACCCGTTATTTAACTTTTATTTATAATACATTATTTGTTTATTACAAGGTACGGAACAATATTCCGTTCATTTTTTTAATAAGCCTAAATATAAGACAAGCAATAAATGAATATTCCATTTTTTTTGACCTGCCTTATATATTGTATATATCAGATTCACTTTGCAAACAAACTTATCACAAAATCACGTCCCTTTCCAGTCCAACGCCGATCATATGTTATTCTTCCACTATCTAAAACTATTTGCTTTGTGGAGGTGTATTCGTTTTCTGCATACTTAGCATAAAGCAACCAAGTTCCGTTTTGCTTGAACTGTATTCCCATCTTTTCAAGTTCCTTATTTAATTCTATTGCAGAACGAAAACCAAGCTCTTTTGAAATTTCAGTAGTCGTATATGTTTTGTTATTATGGATAAGTCTTTCTACATTTTCCTTTGCCTCCTTTGCTTCGATTTGGGCTTTTTGTTTTTCTCTGTATTCATTTGCCCATGCAATAGCCGCCTCTGCCGGGTCTGAGAAATTAGGTAATACAATCGACTGTTCTTTCATAATCTTTTCCATTTTGTTAAAGGCATTGATATACTCTAACTTAAATTGCAGTGCCTTTTCTCCGGTGAATCCCATTGCTAACAATGTGAAACCGTCACGATTCATTGCGACAATGCGAGAATGACGGACACCACCATTAGGCTGTTTTACTTCTATTGATGTATCGGCAAAATATCCTTTGCATTGATTTTCATGCATTTTGCTAACTAAGGCATCAATAGCTTTCAATACATCACAATGTTCTTTCCCGAACTTTTCAGCTACCAATAAACTGTTAGTTAAAACTTGATTTGATTCTCCTTTAAATACTAAATCTTTCATATTCTTATTATTTAAAAATTAAATGCCTCAATTCGTGTGCCGCCAAACAACACGAACCGAGGCATTAACGCTATTAAGCAATATCTTTAAATTTGTTGGCGGACAAATTTTACACTGCAAATATACGCACTTAATCGAACATAGCAATAGACAAATAGTTAATAAATTAAAATAAACTTATTTGCGTGTCCGTCAACTTAGAAATTATATCATCTACTTTCTTTTCCGCCTTTTCTTTTCTCTCTCTGTATCTCTCCCCGAATCGCTCAAATCTCTTCTGTGCGCTTCTCAATTCTTTAACCGATTCAATTAGAGCGTTTTTTAGATCGTTTTCTTTTGAATCCATATCTTTCTACGAATTTAATACTATCGTCCAACAGAGGGGTAGAAAATGCTATTTCTGTGCTGTTTTCGTTCTGCATGTTACTTGAAAACCAATCGACATCACAAATCATCTTCATTTGTGCGAATCGCAAAATACATATAGCGTCACTATTCCATAATTTCACGTTTGCAAGTGGGAATTGCTTCATTGCATAATTCAGATACTTTTCTTTTCTGTCCTTCTTTTCCTCTTTCTCTCCTTTCTCCCTCAGATTTAAACCACTTTGCCACGAAATAGGCGCACATAGGAACAAAGGAATATCAAGAACGAGCGCACAACATACAAGGTAGTTATAATTCTCCAACATAGTTGCTATTCTAAATTCTTTCCCTCCTCCGGAGTCACCCCCACGAACCGAAAGACGCTCAATGAATATTGCAGGGCTACCGGAACGCTTCACTTTTTGAAACACGTTAAAAATACCCTTTGCCGTGCGTGGCATTGGGATAGTAATAAGACTATTACCCGGCTTATATACCACTATTCCACCAGCTGACACACCGGGATCAATTGCGCAAATAATATCTATTCCCATAGTAACAAGAACCCTTTCATTAAAGATTTTGCCTGTTTTCGAGAAACACACAAATAGTTAATAGACGCATATTTGCAATACAGAGTATAACATCTCTTTCCCTCCTTTTTTCTCCTTTCGTATGTTAACGAGTCAGAGACATAAACGAATTTATCGGAAGGCTTTGTAAGCCTTATCCGATAACCGTTCTTTTTTACTTTTCTTCTATTCATAACTTTTGGTTTTATTGAATGTAGTAGTACAACTTCCAAATATTATCTTCTGATCTATCACCTTCATTTGAAAAGGCTAACATTTCATCCCAATACTGGAATAACTTTCTTTTCTTGGCTATCAGTACCGCACGAAAATAAACTGCTTCGTGGTCTATCCCAAACCTCGAAATACACTCTTTTTCGAAAATTTGCGCAAAGCTATTTACGGGCCTACCTTGAAATTGAAACAAAGCTTCTTTCTTGTCTGCTAACGTAGGTACTACCGACATATCATATCCCAATCGTTCCATGTACGCAAATGTAGACTCGTTTATTATCCTGTCACGCTCTATGCGGAAACGTCCCGAATACTTATACTTCAAAAGTGCGAGAACAAAATTGTATGCCTGCAAATTCAAAAACATCTTTTCCTGTTCGGGTGTCGGTTTTGGCTTTTCGTCCGGCATAATCTTAGAAACTCGTTCCATCGTTTCAACCTTCCTTTTCTTGTATGCCTTTAGGACTTTTGAAATGTAATCAATAGAAAGAGAGCCATAGTGATTTTTATCCGGGTTTCCGTATCTATCCTTTGGCAAAAACGGATCAAGTTCACCCACAGCAAGCAATCTCCACGCCAAACGAATTTCATTGAACGACAGATCATCGAAATACATATCTATCACATCGCAAACGGCATAAAATATACTACTCACGTCTTTGGCGTCCGGTATTTTTAAACCAGTCTCTAAACATATACCGTTAACAACCTTAGAAAAATGACCCAATCTTTTCTCTCGATCAACACATTCCGAAACGAGAAGGAAAGTTGATTCACGGAAAATCATCTGATCTACTTTTGAGAGTTCTCTAAAATTGCCACTTTCGTAAAATTTGCGATTCCTCTCTATAAACGAGCAGCAACCTTCATATTTTGCTAATTTCCCTCCCGAATTTTCGATTTTCTCCAAATACATGATACTTTTATTGTCTTAGTGATTAAAATTGAAATTTAAGCCTTAAAATGCTATATAAAGTCCTCCGTCAAATAAGACTGATACATCCTGCGCTGTTCGTCACTCTGAAAATACGATTTAGTATTGTTTGCAGGCTGTGTATTTCCGGAGACTCCCGTCTTTTCCCGTAACCATTGCATATACTGTTTTGGCGTTGATTCGTATACCAGTGACGCCCATCCTTTAGATATGCTCTGATTTATCAATAGCATAGCAAAACCTTCTTCAAATTGCGCAATCTCGTTTAGGTTTGCTTGCATAGCTGTTAGAGTCTTAGTCTTTACCCGCCACTTTGGTTGGGTCATTAGCACATAAAAGGCTTTTTTAAATTCCTCCGACTCGAACGGGAATGTTAGCTGAGTAAATAGCTTATCTGTTCTTTCGATCGTTTTCTTTGTTACATCAAGACTTTTAGCTGTAAAGCCGAACGCCTCAGAGGGTGAAGGCTCGTTATTCGCTTGAGTTCCGAATAAGTCTGTTTCTTCATGCGTGCATACACTATCTTTTTCCTTAGAAAAAGTAGTGTTATTATTTAATTCTTTAATTATATAAGTATTTAATTGTGGCGGGTTTTCCGGATACGGTTTTTCCGGAAGCGGGTTTTCCGGAAGCGGTTGCAATAATGCTTCATCTGAAAAACAATAAGAATAGCCCTTAAATTTACCGTTATTATCCTTTTGTTCTGATACCTCGCAATACCCATAATCTTTTAGCTCCTTAATAGCCGAATATACAGCGTCTCTGCCCTCTTTTGTTATAGACAGTATCCCACGAATGGAAAAGTCCCAATCATCCGGTAAACCCATTATAACAGCTAAAATACCTTTTGCCTTACACGACAATCTAATATCACGTAAAAATACGTTTGAAATAGTTGTATAATTGCTATTCCTTTTTCTTGTTATTATATTCATTTTAGTCTATTCTTTTTAACCCCAGTTGGTGACACAATATAGAAACATCTCTTATAGTCAAAAAACCTCTTAATCTCACAAATAGAAGAAATATATATACCCAATTGTTCAACATCGTATGTACTTGATTTCTGTATTCTGATTAAGTCCGGACTAACATCTTTAAATGTAGAAAAGAATCTACTTGTTTGATGAAAATTAAAATGCGTCTCACTTGGCAGCAACAACAAATTATCAATTTTGTTATTATCTCTATTCCCGTCTATATGATGCACTTCAAATTTGCTATCAAACTCTATATTAAAGTATTTTTTATAATACTCTCTATAATTATTCCTTGTTACTTTCATTTCATTCCCCTCCCTAAAAACTTATTAATGAAGTATATTTGTCCTTTCGGTGTCACTTTGGTGACGGTATAAACCTTACTTTCCCCGTCACAAATAACGCTTGTTTTCTTCAAATGAAATAAGCCCATGTTCATGTATGTTTGCGTAGGTTGATTGTACGACTCTCCCGAACTGCAAAGGTATCCGGCTTTTCTCAGTCGCTCGTATAGCTGCTTTTCCCCGATCTGATAACCGTTTTGGGTGATAAGTTTTGCAAGTTCACGCACTAAGATAGATTTGTTCGAGGCGGATACCGCTTCACTGAATAAAACCTTCGGCTTATCAGCTTCGATCTTTGCGTTTTTTTCTTCGATCTGCTTTTGCTGATTCTCTATAACTTCTTGCTGTTCGGCAGCAAGCAATAATGCTTCACGGAATGATTTAGGAACGTTAAAACCTCCGTTCTTAATAGTTTCCTCCATTTTATTAAAGGCTTTTATATATTCCTCTTTAAACATACCAGCCTTAACACCAGTATACCCCATAACAAGAAAGCTAAAACCGTCTTTAGTCATTACATACATTGGCAACTCCTTGTTTTGCAGACTAATATAAGAGGAAACGCCAAAATTGGCGGCTCTAAATTCGTCTGAACATGAAAGGTTTTGAATATCTCTAATAACTTTATTATGTTCCTTTCCGAACTTTTCAGCTACCAATAAACTGTTAGTTAAAACTTGATTTGATTCTCCTTTAAAAACTAATTCTTTCATTTTCTAAAATTTTAATGATTAATACTATTTGCTATTCAAAAATGAACTTATCCGTTCTTTGTACTCCGCATACTTTTTCAGTTCTTCATCCGTTAACTCAATGAAGCATGCACCATCAATTTGAATATACTCTAATTTTCCCCTCTTAATAAGCCTCCATATCCAAGGTACTGTAACTCCCTTTAAATCGGCATAACTCTTAATCTTAACTAAGTTTTCTACTTTCATATACATACTGTTTTAAATTTTACTCTGCAAATATAGTGTTTATGATTATATACTACAAGAAAAAAACGCATCTATTTTGTATTTAACATTTGTTGTTTTGTAACTATCTGATAATTAGAAACAACAAAAAGAATGATAGGGTGTGCGGAAAATTACGCATACCCTAAATAGTGTGGTGTGCTCAAAATTGAGCATACTACAAAAACACCCACACAACTAAAAACGTTGGCGGGTGTATTATAGATTACTCTAAATGTTGGGACACATTAACAAGTTAATCTATTCTTCATAATCTAAATCGTTTTCAATTACGTAATTATCCTTTGCCTGTTCACAATAACATCCTTCGCATAAATCATAAAGCCCTTTAGATATTTCGCCTCTAACATTCGGACAATAATCACAAAGTTCACCTTCTTCTAATAGGATGTTTAATTCTGATTCTTTAATTTTATTCATTTCTATACTGTTTTGAGGGTTATCGTTGATTCAAAATTAATTCTAATTCATCGGGGAATACATAATCGTAGCCTTTAGGATTTTGTTTATGTGTCACATAAACGTCCCCACGCTGCAAATAGTGAATCCCTCGCCAATTATTTCTTTCTTCTATTACAGCAATGATATATCCTTCTAAATAATCGTCATTGACTTTGTAAGTAAACCCACATACAACACCCTTATATTTTGTAGTTTCAATCTCCATTCCTCCATACTTTTGATATAGAGACTCCATTTTATCATAACTGCTATTATTGCTCATATCTTTATTGTTTTAAATTTTCCGATCGTATAACACTTAGTTGTATTAGTGCCGGGTAGTCTATAATTAGCCTCTTTTATATATCCAAGTTTTAATAATCTGTTTACAGAATTATATAACTTGCTCTTAGACATAAAAGGGATCAATTCTCTAAGTTTAGAAATCGTAATAAAAACGGTATTAGGTTCTTTCTTTACCCTACACCCCTTAAACTTATCCTTATATGTATCAGTACAAAGTATAAGAACCATAACTGAATATACTACTGAATTATCTAAACCGATCTCTTTTGCTAAATTTTCATTTATAACCATAATTATAACGCTTTTAATTGAATTGATTCTTTCACATTTGATGTTTTAACGAACTGATCGTATATTTCGGGGTATTGCTCTTTCAACGCTTTAGAATCAAGTGATTCACGGCTATACGCTTTCTTTCTTGTGACTGAAATAAGTTCCCCTTTTATATTGTCAGCTTTCGCCTCAGACATAAGACCTAACAACTGTTCTTTAAACTTGCCTAAATGCTCGTCTATCTTCTTTTGCATTTCAAGAAGTTCGTAAACGCCTTCTTCAATATGTGCTACTTTTGCGGGTAATGATTCCAATTTTGCTACGTAGCTATCTTTGCTTGCATTGTCTACATATCGAACTCCATTCTTACAGCAATTAAGGAATAATTCTATTTCGCTGTCCGGTATGCGTTCAACAGAGAAAATTCCGTCCTTATCCTTGTCACCTCTTAGCCAAATTGCGATAAGTCCCTCTACTTTCAAATTTGGGTTTTGTCTCTCGAAAAGATAGGCGTATATTGATAGCTGCCAAGACAAATAAAGCAAATCAAGTTTGTAGGTAGTTTTAATGTCACCTAAAACGACTGATTTATCAGAGCCACCCAAATACACTTTATCTGTCGGTGATGCGATAAACTCGTTATCAGTTAGAATATACTCAGATGCGATATGAATTAAACCGCTTCCGGCTTTTAAATTCAAATAGTTCTCTCCGTAGACCGTTTCCGGTTCAATACCTTCTTTGTCGATCCTCTCAACTTCATCATGAACCGCTTTCCCTCTCTCAGTTGCCGATCTCAAAATATTATCCGGTATATTGTCAAGTTTGCCGGGAAATAATTGATCATTGATAAAACCCGTTATCCCTCTCAGCTTTCTAAAATCGCTTGAAAAATATTCATGTGTTTCACTGATATACGTTACATCAGCATTAACCAATTTGGGGAGTAATGTTAGTTCTTTCATATTGCTTTTATTTTTATTGGGGGAACGCATCCCCCGAATTATTTATACTTTCTTTGCTTCCGCTTCCGCCTTTTCAAGTTCCGCCTTACGGACAACTAAAGCGTTCATGAACTCACTATTTTGATGGTAATTAGCGTTATTCTTGTGAATATCGCCCAAATGTTTATAAGTTGTTGCTTTTTTTATTTCTTCAAGAAGCACACCCAAATAATTTGAGTTGCTTCCAGTATTACTTTGGTTGGTAGCTTGTTTTGAGGCTGTCTTTTGCCGTTTTTCTTTCGCTTCCGGCTCTCCGTTCGTAGAATCAGTATCTATGCTATCATCTATCGCAAAAAGTCCACATAAGGCGTATTTTCGTGCATAACTGGATGTCGCCCCGGTTATCTGTGCCGAGTCCATCCCCTTTTTGCTGTCTTCTTCACGTGCAAAAGCCGAACATGTTTCAATAAACCCGGTTTCAACCTCAACAATTTTTGCGGTTGCCTTCACGTAAAAACGCCCTTCGATAAATTCGATAGAGTCAGTCACCATAACATAACATCCGTATTTTTCGCACACCCTTTTCGCTTCTTGCAAAATATCCTCACACGAACGGTAATTGTATCCGCCAAACTTGTTATATCTCGACTTTTGAACATTCATTTCGTTTTGAATGTTAGGCAAATTTTTAATCATAACTTTTATTTTTTAGGGTTAATATTAAACAAGAAATTCGCATCGACTCCGGTAGCCTCGCATATCTCTTTCACCCACTCTATTTTTATAGTTTGGGTTTTGTGGTTACACAAGGCAGACATGTTTACCGCCTGCGTTCTTTGCTTTGAGTCCTTCCACAGCAAAGCCGCAATATCCTTTTTCGTAATCTTTTTGCCGTTCATACGTGCGCTTATAATCGCATCATTGATACGGATCATTGTGTTTTCAATATTCATAAAACAACCTCCTTTCCACATGTTAAACATTCATATACATTTTCTTCCTCTCTCTCCGGCTCACAATCACGATCGCAATACTGTTTGCTAAATTTGGGATAAGATTCTATCAATCTGAGTAAACCTCCGCAATTCGGGCAATCTCCCGCACCGATACAAGTTAATTGACTGATAATATTGCTTAATGTAAGCATTCCGCAAATATCAACCGATATATGTTTAGCGATTGAAATATCAATATCAGATATTGTATATCCAAATACTGAATCTTCTTCATCTTCATCAATGTACTTATTCAAAAACAAAACAAGTTTTTCGTAGGATAATGGAATGCCTTCATTCTCGCAAACCTGCACAAGCAATTTGTAAATTCGATCTTTTTTAATCTGCATATTATTCGTTTTTAATGTTACTACTTATTTTTTGATGTCGCAAAGTTAAGGATAAACTTTAAATATGCAAAGAAATTCTTTAATTTTATTGTTAATGAAATATAAAAAGACTCGTTTTAACCATTGGATAGTATCAAAAGCCTACCTTTGTATCACTTTCATACTTGTTACTACATATTGTTAGATTTGTTTCATAGAGCAACGATAGTTTCGGTATGTGATATATAGAAACTAAAAAGGGATGGCAAAGCGTTGCACATCCCTTTTAAATTATAAGCCAGCTAATTTATGATTTATAGCGTTCAGTATCCTATTCCTTAAAAACGAACTATATGTTTTCTTTAGCAAGTTATTCAGATAATATACAGATTCCATGTGAAGGTATCTTTCATAATAGATCATTCTATTACGGCATAAAAACTTGAAAAGTTCTTCGTCATTCATACAGCAACCTCCCCCTTTATAGCCTGATGGCAGTTATAATCTACTATCTTAATGTCTTCATACTTAAAATCGAATATATTACGAACGTTCGGGTTTAGTTCCAATTTTGGAAGAGCGAACGGCTCTCTACTCAATTGTTCTTTCACCTGTTCAACGTGATTCAAATATATATGTCCGTCCCCGATAGTGTGAATGAATCTACGAGGCTTTAAGCCGCAAACCTGCGCTACCATAGACAGCAAGATAGAATAAGACGCAATGTTGAAAGGAACGCCTAAAAATAGGTCTGCGCTTCTTTGGTACAGTTTCAAGTCCAAATAACCGGACTCAGACACATAGAACTGAAAAAAGCAGTGACACGGAGGAAGTGCCATCATGTGTAGTTCTCCAACATTCCAAGCACTAACAATTATCCTTCTTGACTCCGGGTTAAACTTAATCATATATATAACTGACTCAATTTGATCTACTCTTAACTTGCTATTTATACGCCAGTCACGCCATTGTTTACCGTATATACGTCCAAGATCACCGGAAGGCTTTGCCCATTCGTCCCAAATATGAACACCATTTTCATTTAGGTATTTTATATTGGTGTCTCCTTTTAACATCCAAAGAAGCTCATATATAATTCCCTTCGTGAATACCTTCTTAGTTGTGACAAGTGGGAAACCGTCACGCAGATCATAGGATCGTTGCAAACCGAATAAGCTAATAGTTCCCGTTCCGGTTCGATCTGATCTCTTTTCACCATAATTTAAAGTTTCTTTTAGTAAGTCTAAATACTGCTTCATAATTTATCTTTTATTTTATTCTAAAAAACATTCCATCAATACCACAAGTACGAAGTATTTCCGCATTATCATCTCCAAAAGCAATTAACACGCTTCCACAGCCAGGACTGCCAGCAATACAACCGTCTTTTTTCAAAAACTTAATACGACCCTTTAAAAATAATATAGCGGTAGCAGTTTTAAAAATAACGTCTTGAAACATTTTGCTATCACAGCGATTAAATAATAATGCTATTCCGTTTCCATGTTCCGCCATACGATTGACAAATTTTTCAATTAAGGGGCGGGAATAAGGAGGGTTGAGCCAAACACGCCCTTGCCATTGCTTTGTAAGTCCATCATCGTTTTTATTAAACATTGTTTTAGCTGTACGATAAATAGGTTCTATTGGTGCGCAAGGATCTAAATCAAAATCACCAAGTGAATCTATGATATACTTTGGAGTATACCATTCATCAGAACTGTTTTTTACTCTCTCAAAAGATGTGTTCATAATTCTAATTTTTAATTGTTACTACTTTATTTCTTTCGACACTGCAAATATAAGCACATTATTTGAAAGTCCAATCGAAACTTTAAGTTTTAACAATAAATTAACCATCGAAAACAAAACGAAAAAAGGTAGCCCAATTGGGCTACCGTCTATATTGATATACTTTCAAACTTTATATTATGGCTATTCATAAACTCAGCAAGCGCAAAAGCCTGCTTTCTCGTTACATGGACTTTAAAGCCTCGTATATAAACTTCTTCTTCGTTCGTCTTTGGCTCGTTTTGGGGCTTAATTTCGGGCTTTTGTTGCTGAGGCGTGTTATCTGTCGCCTTCTGTTCAAACTGTATGTTTGCGGCTTGTATTGCAGCTTCTTTTAGGTGGTTTCCATAATCGAACGACTTGTTATAATCGAGTGTAGACGTATATTTGTCGATAACCGGAATATAAAACGCCTCTCCCGCAAAATGCTCTTTCAGTCTGTTAAGATCATCGTCTACTGTTTTGAACAATTCGTCTATCTCCATTTTCACAACTGAAAGTGCTTTGGTCTTATTAAGCCACTCCGGACGGAAAGCAAAATCAAACAATATAAGGTTTTCATTGTGTTCCTCGAAATACTCCCTTATTTGATCCAGTTTCTTTTGCTTCTCCTTTTCCTCCGTTTCCTTTATCTTACTATCTATTCGTGAAGAAGCTTCACCGATCAGCTTACAAGTTTCGTTAACAACATCCTTTAGTTCGTTGAATGGTTTCATCCAAGCATTTTCCAGTTCTATACGGCTGTCGTTAAGTCCCTTTTTCGCCTTGTTTAAAGTGGCTCTATCGGCTTTTGCCACCTTTATATTATCATCTGTATACTCTATTGAGTTATACTCAGAAAGTTTCTGCTTAACAAGTTCGTGAATATCGTTCGCCTGCTTTATCATATCGGGAAGTCTTTTTCCCTCAGTAGATAGCTGTAATTGAGTTTCGTTTATCTCTTTCATATCATTCAATTCTAATTGATATTTTGTTGTTACATTCGGGTTTTACTAATAACGCACCTTTGGGGCTACTAACTACTAAATTTCCCATTCTATCGAACTCGATAGTATATCTTTGTCATTTATCGTTATATACATCTAAACCGTATTTAGCTTCAAAACTGGGAATCTTTTTCTCTTCTAATACAACATTTACTTTCATACTTAATAACCCGGTTAACCGCCACCGGGTGAGGGTAAAATGAAACTTACTTTAATTCACGATAAACAACAACGGTTTCAATGCAATTTCTTGTGCACCAATATTGCAATATACCTTTATTCTTATTGTATGCAAACCGTTCGTTATTGCTACTTTCTATTGAATAAACGGTAAAGCCTAAATCATCACGTGACACCATTGTAACCTTGTGATAACTAACATGCCCTGCGGAGAATACTCTAACACATTTATCTGATAAGTCCACATGTTCCCAAACGTATGGAGATATAGACGTTGTAACCTCACCATTAACATAAACCGTCTGCCATGCCGGAACATCAATAGAATATTCTGTTTGATACACATTGTCACTATCATCACCGCACGAAGTTAACACGAAGGTGAACACAAGTAACACAAAAACAATGATTAACGCTCTGAACAATTTTACTTCTTCTTTCATTTTGATTAAATTTTAAATTAAAAAATACTTATGGTTAATACTTTATTAGGTAAATTGAAAGAGTATTTAAACCCTTCATTTGTTAGGACTGTATAAATTGCATCCAAAACCTCAGAACTATCGGTTGTTAGCGTGACATCTGATGAACGATTGCCGTAATACGACATTTGAACAACTGCCATTTCTATACGCATTAAGTTGTATGAAACTTCCTTGTTAGTTAGGCAGTAGCGGTTAAACGCTTTTTCATTATCTGTCAGCATAGATGTTGAACCCGACTTACTAAATGATCGTATCATAGTTTATCAAATTTAGATTCAAGATAGCCAATACGATTTTCAATAGATTCTCTTATAGACTTTTCCAAGTATTTGCACAAACCTTCATAAAATTCGCCATCCCCTTTAGAAAATGTTACGCTACTTCCCGAACTGAAATATAAATCTGTTCTACTAAGATAGCCGGACTGAAACCTTTCAAGCGTTTTTTGCAAAAAAGCTTTTTCTTCCATTATCCTCTTTGCCTCTCTGAATTTTACTAATTCCATAACTCTAAATTTTTATTGTTAGCATACATGTGAACGAATAGACCCATCGGGATAGCATATTGTGTATACAATACGACCAAGTTTAAACGGGAGATCAGCACGTGAAACACTCCAAAAGATTGATTTCCTTTCCGGATCATTCAATATAGCACCTCTCTGAATAGCCGCTACAAGTTTCATAGCACTTTTTATTGTCTTAGCCTTGACAGTGCCTAATACGTTAATCTCTCCGGTCAAGCAATAAATAAATTCCTTTTCTTCCATAACTCTAAGTTTTATTGTTAGTAATTCGTTTCCTTTTGATGTTGCAAAGTTAAGGAGATATTTTAAATATCAAAGCATAAGTTTAATATTTAACACTAATTTAACTTTTGAGGCGTATTCGGATAAGGTAATAAAAAACCCCTCTACTTTCACAAGCGGAGGGGGAAAAATGTAATTATGACAAAACCCAATATATATAGTTAGTGAAAATGTTCTAATTAAAAACTGTCTATATTCGCATACAGACAGTTCGAGAATGTGATACAAAATATTTAAATAAGCGTAAATATGAAAGCCAATAACCGCTGTTAATGACGTTAGTAATAACTTCTACGCTGCAAATATAAGGATATATTTCTCAGTGGCAAATACTTTAACGTGCATTAACCGTTTTAACATGGAATTATCACTTTATTATCGTAGTTACGTTAAAACCTGTTATCTCAGTATAGGGGTTTTTGCTCGTTACGATAAACTCCCTATACTTCACCTTCTTTAGTCGAAACCACAAAAACCGCTTTCTATGCTCTATATTTAGTATTTCCAAGCTATCACGGGTAACGGTTGTTCCGGCAAACGTGCCGTTGCTATCTATACAGCCGGATAAGTCAAGCCATTTAGAGCGAATATTTACGCATTTCATTGTGTCGATAACCAAACTATCACGAATAACAATACTATCCCGTACATCCGTGCTAAAATGCGCCTCAGTTGATATTTGAACGCTTGTGTGACTTTTCAAGTCCTTGATAGACTGCTTTAGCTCCTTTATAGTGTTATCCTTCCCCTGTATAGTGTTCCGGTACTGCTTTAAAGTTAGATTCAATTCCTCTACCTTCATGGCACTTTGACCGCTTTTCGTCCGGTACGCAACGTTCTGAGTTGTTAGGACACTAACATTTCTTTCTGCAATAGCCTTTTTCTTCCGCAAATCAGAGTTTATCAGTAATAGCGACACAATGCCAAGGCAAAGAACAAAAGTCGCTAAAAACGCAAATAATTGTCGTTTCATGATTTAAGTATTTTAGATGTTACGTGAGTCCATGTCTTCCCGTTAAGAATACCACAAACAGTAGCCAAACAAACACCGAATTTAATGCAAATATCCTTTTTGGACTCACCCGAATTATACAATTCAACAATACGTATAATATCACTATCTTTTAATTTAGATAGGTTATTTTTCTCTCCTTTTAAAGAGTGACCTAATACCTCAAACCTATGTTTTTGATTTTCACTCCTTGTAGCCCATTCTAAGTTATCTAATCTATTATTAAACTTATTCCCGTCTTTATGGTTTACTTGCGGCTTATTTTCGGGGTTTGGTATAAACGCACTGCATACTGCCCTATGCACAAGCATTCGTCCATGCTTGCAATTTTCATTGGGCAAATCTACACAAAGATAATTCCCAACTTGAAACGGCTTTACCGTATCCCCTTTATTGTTGTATATAACTCCGTTTATATCAGCATAGTACCTTCTACCGGGTATAATCTTTATAAAACCATTATTTATACCATGATTAAGATTATCAATAAAATTCTTCTTTCTATCTAATTTAATTTGCTTAGCCGTTGGGGATGGCATTTTAACAAGTCCGTTTTTAAAATGATCGTATCTTGTTTTAACCTTTACATTGCTTTCGGTAAATAAAACGTCTATATCGTTTGACTTTCGATAATCAACAATAACCATTTCAAAACCTTTGGAATTTATACCCCTCTCACCTGTCCTGTTTAAAACATCTCCTTTCTTCATAGTTTTAGTATTTGGTTTCTTAATCTATCCGGGTTGTAAGACACATGTACCCAATCGGGGTATTTACTATTCCCTTTCTCCCAAATTAATTGATCGAAAACGAAGTTATTCTTTATAATCTCAAATAACTTAGCGTTATCCTCCTTATTAGATGCCGTAATATCAGCCGAAAAACCCTTAACGTGATCCGATGTTTTAGAGCCGCCAACGGCTTTGTTTAGCTCCGGACACCGATAGCCCGAATTAACCGTGATCGGTTTTCCGTAAATCTCACGTAGAGGGTCTAATACGTTTTCTACTAATAAGGTCAAATTCTTTTCAACTTCCGGTGTTGGCGTATTATCAATGCCTTTTGCCGTTGCTGTTGTTGAGCGTGTTAGCTCTTTTAATGTGAAATACTTCATTTTGATAAAGTTTAAAGGGAGGCGTTAAACCTCCCGTGTTAATTACTTAGTTTCAATCTCAATCTTTTCTTCGTGTTCCTCGACTATCTTTGCGGCACGTTCGCCCATCAGCCTCTTAAACTCGAACCGGATAATGTAGTATATCAGTCGGAAAGATTTGTTATCCGGGTAACTTATGCAAAGATTCTTAAAACCGTTCGATAGGTATACGTACATGAAAACGTATGTAACTGTCTTTGCCGATAAAATAGCTTCATCATGATCCCCCATCTTTGCCACAGACGAAAAGATAACGGCTATCACAAGGATGTACAAAATAAGCTCCTGCACGGCTGAGATGAATTTTAGCATAGAAAACCTACGCACGCCATTCACCGACAAATTAACCCCATCGGCACGCAGACCGCAAACAATGTTAAAGCCGAACATAAACACAAGTGCAGTAATAAAACCGCTTGTAGGGGTAAGAAACGCAAGTATCGGACTTATCACCGATACAAGCATTAACCTTAACTGTTCTTGTGTAACATTCATTATTCTACTGTTTTAGGTGCGGTTAACGCAAAGATAAAGTTTTGAAAGTCGTTCACATAGACGGATGTTTTAGTAGATAGAGGAAACTGGTTTGCCTCAAAGCGACCGTCACGGACGGCAAGCGATCCGACCGGAACGTATTGTTCTTGCAGAATTGGACTACCGGAAGTTCCAGGCATTTCTACCATTTGTTTCTCTGACACATCAGCCGTACAGTGGGTAATGTTGTACTTGTCCGGCTCTGTCGATACCGTTGTTAATTGACCTACGTACTTGCCGTTTTCCGTCTCGAAATGGTAGTCCATCACTTTTGTTTCTTTCGTGTAAACTACTGACTTTAAATCAAAATCTAAACTTTTCTTTTCCATAATTTTATATTAATTGATTAATGTTTGGTACAAAGGTAAGCGGTAAGAAGGTACAAACCAACTTACCGTTAATTAAAACACTAAACTACCTAACCATGCCACAAAAATAAATAATAACTCCGCTGTCAGTCATGCCATTATTTACATCGAATACTTTGTACGTAAACTGTCCTTCTGAGTATGGTTCTACTGTTGTACTTAACCAACTTGTAGGATGATACGCTGTAATCATAACAAAGTAGTCCCCATTGGAACCGGTAGTATAAACAGTATATCTCCCTGTTGAGTTTTTAGTTACTCTTGTTATGTGAAAGTCAGGGTTACCCCATGTTTTACCGATTGCTCCGTTTGCCAAAATCGTACATGCGTAAAAAACACCCGGGGCTTTCCATGTTTGAACACCCATAAAATCAACATCCTTGCACTGAACCCAAAAATTTGACCCTGTTAGGAATACTCTTCCGTTACCCGTAGTAGTCAACGCATAACCACCCGAATTATGTTCTACACGTACTCCGCTACTGTCAAAAGTAGCTGCATTATTAGATAGAGTCATTTGTATGCCTGCGGGGGTATTTTGGGCGGAAAAGATACCCGATACAATGGTGAAGTTACCGATCTTTGCGCCATCCTGTATATTGATGTTCTTTCCGGTCAGCACTCCCCCTGTGATAGTCATACCACCGATAACCGCCCCATCCGTTACAGTCAAGTTTCCCGTTGTTATTCTCTGCGCTGCAAAGCCATTCGCAACAACCTCGCCCGCCTCAATAACGTTGGCAGTCAAGCGACCGTTTGCGTTGATGGCGGCTGTCTGTTGACCTGCATTGTTTTGAAAGAGAACGTTGTCTGACTTCAAAACGATCTTGCGGGAAGTGATGTTAATTCCAGTCTCAACCAAACCGTTATTTGTTGCGTCCGCTTTATTGTTGGCACTATTAGCGGTTGACTGTGCGCCATCCGCCTTACCCTCAACAACGGTCAGTTGTAATCTGTCAGCCTCAATTTTAATTTCTGCCTGCCTAACTCTTTCGGTAGTGGCGGATAGATCAGACTGTGACGCTTTCAATGAAATTGATTGGTCTAACTGAGTGATCTTAGTTTCATATGTTTTTTTACCGACAAAAGCATTATCACCATTATACAAAAACGCACTCGCATAAGATATTAACATTTCATATGCGTCGCCTTGATTTATATAGAAAAATCCGGTTGTCGAGAACGTTCCACTACTACCACAGTAAACCACATGGATATATTCCTCCCATTTTCCTGTGCCATGATTTGACGTTAACCATTCGGAAGTATAACCAGTTCCGGCTGGGTTTGAAGCAAATGATAAAAATTTATCTGCCGGGACTTTTGCGGTAAATCTAAATATAAGAATTTTATTTTTATCCGTTTGAACTCCATAATAAAAACCACCCGCTCCGGGTGACGTTGCTGTTCCCGCTGATCTTACACGCAAAACCTTGTGTGTGCTGTTTGGTGCGTCATTATTATCAATTACATCTAAAACAACTTGACCACTACCCGAATTATCATACGGATTTAGGTTGTTTGTACCGTTTGAAAAGTTAACATCAGTGTGATAGTCAAGCATTTTGCTATTACTAAGCATTTTTGCAATAGATTCGCTTCTTTTTATACCATTTTCGTAGGTGGTAGAAGAAACCTTCAATTCAATCTTCTTTTCAACTATATCAATCTGAGATTTGGTATATTCAATAGACGAATTTACGCCATCCTCGGGGGCTGGCTTCCATCCGGTTGCTGTGTCACCGATTTCTATCTGAGGGTTGCAGACTTTCATATTGGTAGAATTACCAACTTGAATAATAAGTCCAATTCCCTTATTTTGAGAATTAACAATATCATTTGGTATTGTTATTGTGCCTACAAACCTACCCGATTCAGCTTTGGGGGATATTGAGTTGAAATATTTAAAAGTTCCTATCCAATAATATTCAGATGTACCATCTTTTAAAACTGGCTCTTCCAAGCCTATTCTATTATTTCCTCCAAGTTCCAAATTACTATATTCATAGTCGAATGAAATTGTAACCTTTTTGCCTCTAAGGTCTCTAAAATATTTAGACATGTCAAATCTGACATTCCTGTTGACACCCGTAACACAAGTTCCCGATTTTAATATTAAGTTAGCACCACCAATTACACGCTTGTTCAATTGCGTAGTTACAGATAGTTCGATTTTCCCATCAACAGCCAATATTTGAGTATCTGTATACTTCACAGACTGATACAATTGATCTTCGGGGGCTGGACTCCAAGAAACTGGAACGTTTGTTTCGTAAACTCCAACCCTTACACTACCTCCATATCCATTACTGTAACTTCCTACAATTTTGGAAATTGGTTTTGTTGATATAAAGTAATTATAATCTACTCTATCAGCATATACAACGCAAATTCTTTCTTCTGTACCATCTGTATACTTAACAATAAAAAATATACTCGCTTTATCTGTTGAATCACCACGATATACCTTGTCAACAAAAACATAATATTGCTTATTGGGATTATATGTTAAACCAAACATATCCTTATTAGCTACGTTTGTTTGTTTATGCAAAGCCCCTGGATCAACATAAAACTTACCATCATCTTCGTAGTTTCTCAAATAAGTAAATCCCGCATCCGTAATACGTTTAAAAGAGCATAAGTTCTTAATACCTATATTTAATTTGCTTTCAGTTGCAGACGGTATCCAATTAGCGACACCAATATCACCCTCAGTAATTACAGCCCATTTTACATACGTCCCCGTTGTTTGCTTTTCGGGTAATTTATAAAAATAGAAATACGTTGCATTATCATATGATGGAGTTATCTTTTTAGAAACAATTGTTTCTTCTTCGCTCTTATTGAAATATGCTAAATATCCGTATGAAGGATTATTATACGCTAATACACCGTCCGAATCTGCGCACTTGTAACAAACGGTCAGCGTATAAGATTTACCTTTCACTAAGTGAACATCATATTTGTATGCTCCCAACTGATAGGGGTTTGCGCTAAGCGTGTGGTTGCTATCTAACAGCAAGTTGTAATTTGCCGTTTTCAGACTCCGTACAGCAAGTTCAATCTTACCGGGAATAGCAGTTATCTCAGTATCTAAGTATTCCTTTAGCTGTTTGTCAGCATTATCTACATATTCCTTTGAAGCCGTAGCAATTGCATTCAACGCTCCGTTACGTTTGTCGTAGTAAGCCGTTTGACTCTGTGCCAATTCCGGACGCACCGCAATATCTTCCGGCTGTTGGGCGGAATGGTATCTAAGTTCATTTAAATAATCTTCATAAGCCTTGGTATATTCAGTAACGGATACACCGTATTTGTCAGCGTTATTTTTTATCTGCAAAAACTCTGCCTGTATGCGCTTTCCTTCATCAATCAAAGCGGGCTTTTCAGTAGGAGATATAAATCCATCGTCAGCCCATTTATTAAGCCGATCTTTCGCCTCCTGCGCTGTCTGTTGTGCTCTCTCCGCATCTGTTGCTGCGTTAGCTGCATCTTGCTTCGCTTGGTTTACTTCATCCTCAACTGACTTGCCGTTTCTCAGCAAGAATATACCACGAAGAAAAGCGTTGTCGCAATACAAGCCGCTTCCGGATGGCTGTTGTCCTTCCGGAAACGCAGAGTCCTGTATGTTACTTAAATCGCCAAGACGTGTCCTATTCGTACCGGACAACGATTTAGTTTTAACTCCGTTCAATATCTCTATGTACGGGTGTCCGCTTTCCTGCGCTGTGATATAGATTAAAGCCTGCCTTTGTGCGTTCTGCGTGTTACCCATCTGTACCACTTCATCACCTTTTTCCGGCTTATTTCCGGCTGTAAATTCGGACTTTTTCACAGTAATAGAGTTGCCGGAAATGCTTGCAACCTCAACCCAATAGAATTTGGTTTTGCTTCCCGTCCAAACTTGACACCGAACTAAATCGTTAGGCTGGAACGTTTCCCCTTCTTCCTCCATTGTGATAACGTAGTTCGTTTCATCTTCCGACACGCTTTTAATCTTTCCGTTCGACTGAGACACGACCAATGCACCGTTAACGCTCCTTATCTTTTGGATAAGTAGCTCAAATATATTCATAGTCTGTCTTACTGTCAAATTGTCACATTCTATATGCCAATTACCATTCTCGACCCATATTTTAAAACCCTCACCCAAAAAGCCGGGTACAAAGGTAGGGGATGTGATAAACTCCTGTATAACGGCTGATATGTACTGCAATTGTCCTTCTTTGGTGATCTTTCCGGTATTGCTTCCGGTATACACATCTTTCTGCAAGTGGGTATCTCCCCTCGCATCAAGTTCATTTAAAGCCGTATTACCTTGTTTGTTTACTGTGAAGGCTGTTTTATTAACGGTTACATAATCTTCCGAATCAAGCGATTTAACTTTGGTTGCACGTGCGTTTAACCCTTGCACCTCCGCATCTCCGACTTCGTTGATCGAAGCTGCCGAACCCGTTATACCCTCACCGAACTTTGCGCCACCTTTCATATGTAACAAAAAGTCCGTATAATCTTCGTGCGTCTTTGAAATGTAGCCCTCCATCATCCGGAAAAGGTTGAACTTCCTTGCCTCGCCTGTTCCCAAATCTACGGCAATAGTCGTGTTTTTGTCAATCAGATCAATAGGCGATAGCTCCCGGATCAATTTACCTTTGATAACTGGCTCAGTTTCCCGATACTCTTTGTAATACAGCCCTACGGTATCGGGAGAGAACATTATAGGTGTATCAATGTTCGCTAATAGGGCATTATAAAAAGACGCTTTATCTCGTCTATTGAAAGAAGGGAGTTTTTGTATGATTGAGTCCGTCTCAAACTGGCAGTCAACAGCAGCCAAATACAATTGTTCCTGCCAATCAACATCAAATTCGAAGTTGAGAGCGTTGTAATATTCGCCATCGTGCGAAATTCGGATATAGTCAGATAGGCGAATCAGTCGCATAGCGTCACAAATAAACTCCGGTGCAACGAATGTAAAGGCGTACACCTTCGTAGAAGTTTGCAGTTCCAAAAACTTGTATCCGGCACGTTTGGTTAGTTCTTCTTCAAACTCATATTTCGGTTTGCAGATAGTTGCAGGAACATACATCTGATACCGGAAGTCATTGTTCGCACCCGTTGTAATAAAGCCATCCGGATAGGCGATCTTTTCATCGTTCCAATACTCAATCAACAGATATTTGCTACTCGTTTCTATGCCGGGTATAACGCAAAAAGGAGTCGAAATATATACTTCATCACCGATTGTAAAACGTGCTCTATACGTCCCCTGTGGCAAAGCCTCCCTAAACGAGTTCTTGCCGGGTGACACATACAAGACACCGCCATGTTCTGGCATAACATCGAAGCTAACATATACACCCGTTTTTGTCGGCTCTCCCGTTTCCTCGTTAACCGCCTCTACTTCGATCGTGTCGGGATCAAAGACTGGTATGTTCAACTCTGTAAACTGGAAAGGAGTTAGCGTGTTTGCGCTTGCAGGAATAGCATAATTCTTCCCGAAAGCGTACCATTTTTCGTATGTGGCTTTAGATTCTTTCTTTCTAAATGCCAAAGGACTAAAGTTGTTATGTACTTCCATTTTGATTAAAAAATTGATTATAGGGACAAAGATAGCAATTTAAAAGAAAACACCCCCTATCATAAGGGGGTGTAAGATAAAGATACGGTTATTTGGCGAGTTGTTAGATCCTCAGTCATAGTTATCGGTTTCCCGTTGCCTATATCCGTTGTTATCAGTTGCACGGGGTTTGGTGTGGTGTCGTATGTGAAAGATAAATCTTGCGTCATACTCCGCTTTATTCCTCTCACTCTTATCGTCTGATCGCCTCCGTGTTCAATCTCTGAGGCTGGCATATCGTGCATGTAGTATTTAACGAGGTGCAAGAACGACATGTAGCCGTTTTGGGGGTTTACGGTATACTTCTTATTGTTCTTGTCTACCAAATTGAACGTAACAAACGGAAGTTTCCATTTCCCACTCACCTGTATAGCTCCCAACAATGCAAAACCATCTTGTGAAAAGTCACCCGGGGACAATAGCATATAATCTATATCGGACGAAAAGTTAGATACCCTTACCTCTTCTTTCTTTCCTTCCTGCACGTAGTTTGATTTTACATCAATAGGGAAACCCGCAAACGTATTTGTTGTATCGTCCATCCAAGAAAATTCAAACCGTGAAGGCAGATCGGTTTTATCATATTTGACCGTGTTAGTTTTCCACGTCATTAACTGACCCGATTTTGCATATCTAAGCTTTGTTAAGTCTATGCCGACCGTCCCGCTACCGGTATAACTTCCGCCATTCATGAAGTAAGAAATATGTTCTATCCTAAACTTATCGCCATCTATAAACCAATATAGTTTCATCGTGTCACGCAACATCTTCATTATATCGCTGAGGGTTGTTTCCGCCTTCTTTGCCGGACGGTCATACTCACCCTTTAGGATGTTGCTTTTCTGTGTGATGAACACCTTAAAAGGTGCACCGGAAATAGGGTTATTGGCGGCATATAAAAACTTACTGTATTCCTCCGTAGCTTCGTGCGTCAAAGTGGGATCAATTTGCTTAATAAGAGCCCTAATAGCGTCCTGTATGGCGAGCGAGTCCCTTAAAACATACTCCTTTCTCGCCCTTTCCTCCAATGGCGCATAGGACAAATCAAACTCGAACCAAATCGACATATTACCCCATCGTGAACGGCATACTGGGTACAGCTTTCCTGCACC